CGGCTCGATACAGGCCCTCGTGTCCGATCCCGAAATCACCATCGGGATATTCGCGGCAACGCAGAAGATCGCCAAGCCGTTCCTGTCTCAGATCAAGGACGAGCTGGAACGCAACGAGGTTCTGAAAACGCTTTACCCGGACGTTCTGTGGCTCAACCCGTCGCAGGACGCCCCAAGCTGGTCGCTGGAACGCGGCATCACGGTTCGCCGCCAAGGCAACCCCAAGGAAGCGACCGTCGAAGCCTTCGGGCTCATCGACGGTATGCCCACCGGCCGCCACTTCAAGCGGCTCGTGTACGATGATCTGGTCAAGGGCGAACTCGTGTCGAACCCGGAAATGATCCAGAAAGTGACCCAACGCTGGGAGCTTTCGGACAACCTTGGCGTCGGCGGCAAGACCGAAAAGGTGCATGTCGGCACCCGGTACGACTTCGCGGACACCTACGGCGTCATCATGTCCCGCGGCATCCTCAAGCCGAGGATCTACGCGGCGACCAAGAACGGCCAACTCGACGGCGAGCCGGTGTTCATATCCGACGAGGATTGGGAGAAGGTAAAGAACACGCAGCGGTCGACCGTCGCCGCGCAGATGTTGCAAAACCCGCTCGCGGGCAAGCAGAACACGTTCATGCCCGAATGGCTCAAGGGCTATGAGGTGAGGCCGAGCCTCCTGAACGTGTACATCATGTGCGACCCTTCGCGCGGAAAGAGCGCGACAAGCGACCGGACGGCCATTGCCGTGGTCGGCATAGATCAGGCGGGGAACAAGTTCCTCCTCGACGGCTACCGCCACCGCATGACCCTCTCGGAACGCTGGGCGGCGCTGCGGGCCCTGTGGCTGAAATGGTCGAACGAGCGCGGCGTGGCCTTCGTCAAGGTCGGCTACGAGCGATACGGCCAACAGACGGACCAGGAATACTTCGAGGAGAAAATGCGGACCCCCGGCGAGGTCGCGCAATTCGAGATCAAGGAACTGGCGTGGCCGCGCGAAGGCGGTCATTCCAAGAAGCATCGCGTGGAACGCCTTGAGCCCGATTTCAGGAACGGGCGCTTCTACCTGCCCGCGATGATCCACGAGGCGGGCCCGAACGGCGCCATCGAGGCGTTCTGGTCGATAGACGCCGAGAACGCCAAGGTGGACACGCGGCCCATGCGGGGGCTCACCAAGCCCATGAAGCAGATGGTCGACACCGGCCAGAAGCACCGCAACGCACGGGCGATCTGGCGGCTCGACGAGGACCGCAAGCCCTATGACGTGACCCGCGCGCTGATGGAAGAAATGCTGTTCTTCCCCTTCGCGCCGAAGGACGACTTGGTGGACGCGCTTTCGCGCATCTACGACATGGAGCCGATTACCGCGTCCAACAAAGAGGACAAGGAAATCGAAACCCTCACCGACAACATGGACTGGCAGGACGCCTGATGGGCTCAATCTCATTCCCCTGGCTGAACGTGGTTCGCCGCGCCGACCCCGAGCGCGACCGGGAAATGACGCGCGAGCCGATCTACGAGTTTGCCAAGGGCCGAGTGTTCCGCGCCGACCGCCGCCGCACGGGCATCTTCTCGCCCGACGCGCCGCGCAACGCGCGCCCGCCCGCGATCACCGGCGCCGCGTTCGCCGGCAATGTGCTTGAAGCCTACCCCGGCGAATGGATCGGCGGCCCCGATCCCGTCATCACCTTTCAATGGGGCTCCAACGGCGTCGACATTCCCGGCGAAACCCTGCCGAAGCTGGCGCTGTTCAGCGCGGACATTGGCGCGTCCATCACCGTCCGCGTCACCGCCTCCAACGCTTCCGGCTCTCCTGTTTCGATCACGACGCAACCCGTGATCGTGCAGGCCCGCCCGTAACCAGAGGACCACATGAGCAACATCGCGCAGCTTCTTGCGCCCCCGATGCACGTTCCCGATTCGACGACCGCCCTCCTGCAGAAGTTGGGCGCTCCTCCGGGCATGAAGTTCATGGGCGCCGATCAGCGCCACGGCGACGACCGCGACCGCGTGGAGCAGGAGGCCGAGTTCTCCAAGAAGGTGTTCGAGTGGCTGTATCACGACTTCCCCGGGCACATGTGGGAGGTCACATGCGACTCCCGGCATCGCGGCGTGCAGATCAGGATTGGCGTCCTGATGACCGGCTCGCATTGCCAGTTCATCCGCTTCGACGACGTTGCCACCGAAAACGACTTCAAAAAGCGCGTGCGCGAGGCGGGCGGGAACTTGCTGGAACGCTTCCGCATCCCCCGGTCGGCCATCGACTTCGCCCGCTTTGTCGAGGCCCGGCCCAAGGCCGTGTTCCACCATAATCAGAAGGTGCCGGAATGAGCCTTGGCCTCGCCCCTACCTATCCGATCGACTCCTCGCACGAGGATACGCCCGGCTACATGGGGGCGCTGACCCAGAGCACCGAGCAATTCGGCCGCGCCGTCAACGGCAACACGCCAGCCAAGGGCGCGGACAATGAGTTGAGCGACGCCCGAATCCTGGCGCGCGCCCGCGAGGCGCACGAGCAGGGCAAGACGTTCATCGAAACCAACATCGCGGCGGCATGGGATCGCTCCTACAACGCCTACCGGAACAAGCATTTCGCCGGATCGAAGTATCATTCGGCCGAATTCAAGGGCCGTTCCAAGCTGTTCCGCCCCAAGACAATGGCGGCGGTGCGCAAGCAGCTCATGGCGGCCACGCAGGCGCTATTTACGTCGGCCGACGTTCTGTCCATCGAGGCGCAGGACGACTCCAACAAGATCCAGCGCGCTTCCGCCGACCTGAAACAGAAGCTCATCAACTATCGCCTGTCCCGCAAGAGCGGCCGCAACGGGCTTCGCTGGTTCCAGCAGGCCATCGGCGCCCGGTTCAATTCGACCGTCGCCGGGCTCGTCATATCCAAGCAGTCTTGGATGTATCAGGAGGACGAGGACGGCAACAAGCTCGTCGACCGTCCCGATATTTGCATCTTCGAGCCCGAGAACGTCATTCTCGACCCGAACGCCCACTGGATCGACCCGGCCCGCACCGGCTCCTACGTCATCCTGCGCTATCCCTCGACCGCCGAGGACGCAATGGCGATGATCGAGCAATACACGGGCGTTCCGTGGATCGACAACATCGACATATCGCTTCTGCAGTCGCGCGGGCAAAAGACAACCGGCGAGGTATCCACCAACACCGCGCAGGCCCGCCAAGGCGGCACGAATCCGAAGGACGACGCGCACGGCACGTTCAAGACCGTGTGGCTGCATGAGAACTTCATGCGGATCAAGGGCCGCGAATACGTGTTCTGGACGCTGGGCAAGGACTTGCTCCTGTCCAAGCCCCAGCGCCTCAAGGACGCCTATCCGCACCTGTCGGGCGACCGGCCCGTTGTGGTCGGCTATTCCGTGATCGAGCCCCACAAGGTCTATCCCATGAGCCCGGTGGAGTCGTGGCAGCCTCTCCAACAGGAGGCGAACGACATTACCAACCTGCGGCTGGACCACATGAAAACGCTGGTCAACCGCCCGACGTTCGTAAAGCGCGGGGCCAAGGTCGACTTGCAGCAGGTACAGCGGCGCGGGCCCGGCGCAATCGTCCTGGTGCAGAGCCAGGAGGACGTGCAGCCCGAGGAAGTGCCCGACGTGCCGCAATCGGCCTACGTCGAAACGAACTACATCAACGCCGACTTCGACGATCTGGCCGGCGGCTTCTCGACCGGCTCGGTGCAGACCAACCGCTCCCTGAACGAGACGGTCGGCGGCATGAAATTGCTCGCCAACGACTCGAACAACATCATGGAATTCGACCTGACCGTGTTCGTGGAGACATGGATCGAGCCGGTTCTGTGGCAGCTTGTGAAGCTCGAGGAGTTCTACGAGAACGACGAGACGATCCTTGCGATTTGCGGCCGTCAGGCGGGCATCCTCGATCGCTTCGGCATCAACGAAATCACGACCGGGCTTTTGCGCTCGGAAACCACGCTCACGGTCAACGTCGGCGTCGGATCGGCCACGAGCCCGCAGGAAAAGGTGAACAGGTTCTTTGCCGCGGCCGAAGGCGCGGGCAGGCTCCTCGCCCCGTTCTGGCAGCAGGGGATACTTCCCCCGCTCATCCCCAAGCAGCGCGAAATCATCGACACGGTGTTCGGCGGCGCGGGCTACCACGAGGCGTCCAGCCGGTTCTTCCACCCCGGCGACGACGACAAGGAATTTGCGCAGAAGCAGTCTCAGGAGCAGGCAGGCCCGCAGCAGCCCCCGCCGGATCCCGAGAAGATGGCGAAGGCGCAAGCCATTGCGCAGAAATCGCAAATGGACGCCGGAATCGCGATGCAGAAGGAGCAGCGCGAGGCCGAACGCCACCGGCTCGAAATGTCCATCAAGCAGCAGCAGGCCGAAATGGAGCGCCTGCGCGGCATGATCGAAATGGCCCGCAGCCAGCAGGACGCACAGGCCGAAACCGCCTTCCGCGAGCAGGAGTCAGCCCTGTCCGCGTTCATCGCCACGCAGGAAGCCATGCTGTCGCAGCAGATCGCCAGCGACAAGGCGGCGGCGCAGGTGGAGCAGACCCGCGCCCGCACCGAGCAGATCACCAGCGCGCCCAAGAAGCCCGAGAGCAAGAAGCCGGAGGCCAAGGCCGAAGCCGCCCCGGCGCCGGCCGCCGCGCCAGCGCAGGATAGCGCCGTCACCAAGAAGCTCGTGCAGACGCTCGACAAGATCGCCGCGAAGCTGACCGAGAAGCCCGAACCGAAGCCGGAGCCCAAGGGCGATGACGCAGGCGAGCGCCGGGCGAACAAGGAACTGATTGCGGCGCTCACCGCGATCACCGGCGCCATGAAGCAGACCAACGAGGCCGTCGCGCAAACCGCGCAGGCCAATGCCGAGGCGCTGGAAAAGATCGGGGCGACCGTCGGAGAGGTCCGTGACCATCAGCGCGCGCCCGGAGAGCTCGTCAAGGACGCATCGGGCCGCGTGGTCGGCGCCCGCAAAGGCAATGTCGAGTACGACGTGAAAACCGACGCGAACGGCCGCATCAGCAAGTTTGCGCCAAAGGCAAGAGGCTAGACATGCCAAAGGTAGTTCCCACCGCTTTCATTGACGGTGGGCTCACGCTCGACACTTTGCTGAACGAGGTGAACGTGTGTGCAGGCCAGCCCACGAGCTACGCTGACGTAGTGACCAGGCGCTTGGCGTCGGCATCGCTCACGGCTCCGACGCTTGGCGCGGGCTCGCCCGATGGCCGCCAGTCGAACATTCCGGCCGTGAACAACATTGTGATTGCCACGACCGGCACGGCTGATCACATCGCATATCGCGACACCGTGAACAGTCGCTACTTCGTGACGACTTGCGGCTCAACCTCCATCGTGGCGAACGGGTCTAACACGGTTTCGGTCGGCGCGACGACGCGCGTGATCCGCGACGCAACCTGATCGGAGCCGACGCCATGAAAGCTTTTCGATCGAACACCATCTACAAGCACGATGGCCAGACGCTTTCCCCCAAGCTCGTCTATGGCCTTCCCGATGAAATGGCCCACGACATGGCGGCGCTCGGGTTCGGCCAGGTCGTGACCGATCCCGTCGATATTTCGCTTGAGGGGATCAATTGGGATCGCGCAACAAAGCGCGCCGGCGATGTTTCGCCCGATCCCATCACGCATCCGCAAGGCATCGAAGGCTGAGGAAGGCGTCACATCATGTGGTCCGCATCAATCCAGTCCATCCACGACACGCCCGTTCCGTCCGCCAAGAAGGTTGTCAACGTCCGCTTCACTGACGGCGCGCGGGAAATCCTGCGCACGTACCACATGGGCGCGGATCAGGTGGACACGGCGCAGGAGGTCGTCAGCTTTTTGCAGGCCGAAGTCGAAAAGCTCGATCAGCTCGATCAGATCGCGGCCGATCTGATGGATGTGTTGGCGCAAGAGATCACAACCACGTCGGCGCCAATGGCAGGCTCGTGGGTCTTTCCTTATCAGGCCCGCAAAGCCCTTTTCAACGCTGGATTACTCGATGCTGTCGAGGGCCTTCTGGCGCAGCCGCAGCATCGAGAAGCCCAATTGCGATGGGAGTATGGCTTGCGCGTTGAGCGCAACAATCCCTTCATCGTGTCTCTCGGTCCCGCACTCGATCTGACGCCGGAGCAGATTGACGCGTTGTTCGACGCGGCGCGTGGAGTTAAGTAATGCCCCTGCTTATCGCCGCAGCCAGTGGAGATCTGACGGCGGCGGCTACGTGGGGGCTGGCGGAAGCGGGAACAGGCGCGCAACTTCTCAACCCGTCTGCATCCACGAACACGACCGCGAGCTATGTCTATTCGTCCACGTTCACGGGCACTAATACAAACGTCGTGGACGGCATCGCGCTATTCTGCAACCGGCTGACGACAACCGGCACGGTGACGGTCGCCCTGTCCGACGACAACGGCGTGACTGCAACACGCTCAGTAACCGTCAACGCCTCGGACTTGCCCGCCGATGAGTCGTGGGTGTTTTTTAAGTTTGGCGTGACGTTGACGCTCGACGGCGGCACCGACTATCGCGTCGGCGTTCTTGGATCGAGTGCGGGCAATGCTCGCTTTTACCGTGACGCGACGGCGGGCAACTGGGCTCGCATCTTGCGCCGCACGACCGCCCCGGCGTCTGTGGCCGCTGGCGATACGTTCCTGATCGCTGGCGAGTGGACCGGCGCGGGCGCTTCGACCGCGCGCACCGTGACGATGAACAGCACAGCGCTGACTGACTACGGCACAGGCGTTGGCACCGCGACTAGCGTTGCGCAGGGGAACCCGCAAGCCTTCACCGGCTTGCAAATCGGACAGGGCGGAACGCTGACGTGGGCGAGTGCCGGCTTGACCGCATATCAATTGCGCCTTTCTGGCAATTTGATTGTCTGGGCTGGCGGAACGTACAACATGGGGACCGTTGCGACGCCGTGCCCTCGCGACAGCACGATGTTTCTTGAGTTCGATTGCGTTGCTGATACTGATTTCGGTTTCTGGGCCATGAACGGCTCAACTACAATTATTCAAGGCCAAAGTCGCAGCGCGGGTAAGAATTTCTCATGGACGCTACTCAATACAGACGAAGCTATCGCCAGCACATCGTTGGGCGTTGCGAACGACACCGGATGGCTTGATAACGACCGCATAGCGGTTGCCGGAACAGGGCGACCGGGCGGCAACGAAACCGGCTTGATGAATGGCAACGCGGGCGCGGCGACATTGACGGTTGACGGTTTTGCGGGCGCGGGCGGCGGCCTCGCGAGCGCGAAGCTCGGAACGCCTCCGCACTTGCAGGCGGAAGTAATCCTGCTACAGCGCAATGTGATGATCTACGGAAAGTCAACCACCGTCGCGGGCACGTTCGCAGGAAACGTGTCGGCGGTCATGGACATTGACTGGTGCGAGTTCAGGTACATTGGCCACAACAGTGTGAACTTCGGACGCAGGGGCGTCAATCTTGCCGGTTCGACCGCATCCAAGACGCTGCATCATTGCAGTATCGTGCAAAGCGAGGATACCGGTCTTGTAATCGGCGGGGCCAATTTCACCGTTGATAATTGCGTGTTCAACGCCAATGCTGGGTCTGGAGGAATAAACTTATTAAGCACAACCGCATCAGACTGGTCGATCACAAACAATGTATCCTTGTCTGGCTGTCGGCTTGAAAGTGTGCGCGGAAACATCAGCAACAATCGTATGGCGGGCAGCGGCGGTTGGGGCTTTGATCTGCGTTCCGCAGAGACTTATGGAACGTTCGCGAACAACGTCGCGCACAGCAACACCAACGGGGATATAGTTTTCAGCTTTGGTGGGACTGGAGACGGTTTGATTGACGGCCTTGTTTTGTGGCGATCCAATAACGCTGGCGGAAACGGCTTCGACGCATCGCGCGGCAGGATAACTGTCAACAATCTCGTCCAGATCGGTCAGGTGTTGAACATCAGCGCGATGGACGTGACGCTGATTAATCCAAGCATTCAGAACGATGCTGGTGCGGCGACGACGCACGGCATCGGGATTAACCAAAATGCAAAAGTAACTGTGATCGGCGGCAATATCGGAACAACGCTGGCGCACTCGGTGTCCAGTGTACGAATTGGCAATGCCGTAGCGTCCGCCGATGTGCGCCTCATCAATACGACGCTTGCAAACGCAACAGAAATAGAACTACCCGGGAACCTTTCCGATGGCGGCTTTGTCTCATCGCACAATCACGACAACGTAATAGGCCAGCACCGAACGTGGAAACGGAATGGGCGCTGCGAGAGTGACGCGACAATCTTCCACACGGCGGCGCCTTCCGAGCGCCTCACGCCTACAAGCGCAAGCGCGAAACTCCCCAGCGGCTCCCGCCTTGTCGCGGTCGATAGCGGCGCGTCTCGAACGATCAACGTCTGGGTCCGCAAGTCGGTCGTGGGCGATGGCGCAGCCTACAACGGCGCACAACCTCGCTTGATCCTGCGCCGTAACGATGGCGTCGGGATTGCGGCAGATACGGTCCTCGATACGATGACGGCGGCGGCTGGGACGTGGGAGCAATTGACCGGGACGACTGCCACCGCGACAAGCGACGGCGCTTTCGAGGTCATTGTCGATTGCGATGGCACGGCGGGCTGGTGCAACGTCGATGACTGGTCGGTGACGTAAGCCATGAGCGCCAATACGCGGCACTGGTTTCAAGGCCGGCCCGTTCCTGGCGTTGATCAGGCTGGCATCGGCGCGACAAAATACTGGTTTCAGGGCAAGCCGGTTCCGCTCGTATCGCTGGCGATCAACTACAGCCTGACGCCGGCGGCGCTGTCGCATCTACATACGGTGGGATCGCCCGCAATTACCGTGGGCCAGACAATTGCGCCCGCAAGCCTCACGCATCTGCATCAGCTTGGTGCGCCGGCAATCACGGCAGACGGCGTTGTTGTCGCTCCGATTTCACTTCCTGGCGGCGGCAGCCGCAAGGCGCGGAAGGCGGAAAAGAAGCGCCTCAAGCGCGAGGCCAAGCAATACCAGCGCACCACGCGCGACGGTCGCGAGATCGACCCCGCCACGCTGCGCCCGGTGGTCCCCAAGCCGCCCACGCCCGAATCCGACGCGCCAGAACAGGCCGCGCCGGAAGCGCCGAAGCCGCTCCCGCCGGAGCTTTCGCCGCTCAACGTCCTGCAAGGCCCGCTCCTGCTCGATCCCGCCGAACTGGCGGCGCTCGATCTGGCGGCCGAGGACGAAGAAGCCCTGCTTTTACTGCTCGCCTGACACGGAGGATTGATGGCGGCTCTTGACGAGGAAATCGCTCGTATCGCGGACGAGTCCGTAAGGCTCTACAGCGATATTGAGTTTGACGTTGGAACGGCCAATTCGGTGGTTCGATACCTGATCGGCAGAGCCAGGCGCGAGTCGCGCACAGCCTTGCTGGCGATCCTGAACGCCGATCCCACCAACCTCAAGGAAGTCGCGAGGCTGCAAAGCGAAGCCCTGCGCTTTGTCGAAATCGTTGGCTGGCTCGTCGACGCCGTAAACGAGGGCCACAAGAGCAACGAAATGCTGCGTATGGATCAATCCAAGCAAGAAGAATCAATCGAACTTCTCGGGCTTCGGCCCGATGAACTGCCCAAGTCGACCTACGGAGACGAATGATGGACACGAACACGCCCGACACCGCAAACAACGCCGACCAGGTTTACAACACGCCTGCGACGGTGGACGACCGCGCCGAGCCCGCCCCGCGCGCCGCAACACACGAAGCGGACAATTCCGGCTTGCAGCCTGACGATCTTGCGGCGGTCAAGGAGCCGCGCTTCCACGGCGAGGACGCCCGCGCCGAATTCTACTCGCGTCAGCGCAAGCAGACGCGCGCCTTTGTCCCGGCCGAAACCGATGAAGTGGGCGGGCTGATTGCGCAGGCGGAAGCACCGTTCGCCACGCCCGAAGGCGAACTGCCGGCCGAACCGCCCGCGCCCCGTGAGCCGCCCCCGGCGCCGCAGGCCCCGCAGCAGACGCAGCAGCCGTCCTACCGCCTCAAGGTGTACGGGAACGAATTCGACGTGAACCGGGCGAAGCTCCTCGAGCTCGCCAGCATGACCGAGGATGAAGCCGCAGGCTTGCCGGATACGACGCTTATCCGCGCCGCGCAGATCCTCGAGGCCGCGCGCCTGGAAAGGCAGCAGCAGCCGAAAACAGTTTCGCCCTCCGTGGATCAGGGAGGGCAGGCCGGAAAACCACCGGCCAATGGCGCTGATCCAACCGCCACGAACCCCGCTGGGTCCGAGGCAGGCGGCGACCTTACCGCCCTGTCCGATGATGACCTGATGGACAAGGTTCAATTTGGCGAAAAAGAGGAAGCCCGATTGGCGCTTCGCGAGATCAACAGGCGGGATACTCTCGCCCTGTCGAACGAAGCCAGCCACCGGGAGGTACGCGACACGTTCGCAAGGGATCTGCAGGACTTCGTGACGAGCAATCAAGACCTCGCCGCGAACCGTGCAGCCTCGGCGTTCACCATCACCACCGCGATGGAAGAAGCCAAGGATCTCCTGATTGCGAGCGGCCGGTACGATCCTCGTGAAGTGGCCCCGCTGACCGATCATCAGCGCGTCCTCGACCTGTACACCAATGCCTTCCAGTCTGGCGCTGTGAGCAAACCACTCAAGCCGATCATGGAAGCCGCCGCGGTGCAGGCTCGTCGCGCCTATGGCATCGGAACGCCGTCGCCGCAGCCTCAACCGGGCACGTCCCAGCCAAGCCAGATGAGTGCGTCCGAACAGCGCACGATGGCAAAGCGCGGACTGGCTCAACCCCCATCACGCGCCGGCACGATTGAGCCGCCCGCGCCGCCTCCTACCCGTGAAAGCAGTCGCCTCGCCGCGATCAATGAAATGCGCAAGGCGAGGGGACAATCACCGCTTCCATCGTAGGGAGCCAAGCGCGCAAGCGCACGAAATCGTCGCTGGCTATTCATCATGGAAAGCCACGACAATGCAGCTTTGGGCAGTCCCCGCAGAAGGCGGGTTTCTCTACAGCGACAATCTTTCGGACCATCTCCGAATGACTTCGCAGCCCCTCACCAAGTTTCGCCAGTTCTGCCACCTTCCCGACCAGGAATTCGGTGGCCTGCATCGCGGCGATACTTTCAGGTGGAACGTCTATAGCTCGTTGCAGACGCGCGGTCGCCGTCTGTCCGAGACGACGCCCATCCCCGAGACGGGCTTCACGATCGACCAGAAGTCGATGACGATCTACGAGGCCGGCAACTCTGTGCCGTACTCCGGTCGCCTCAACGACCTCGGCCGCCATCAGGTTGTGTCGATCATCGACCGGACCCTGCGGGACGACAACCGCAAGTTCCACGACACGGAAGCGTTCCTGCAGATGCGTCGCACGCCTCTGCGCGCCTCCCCGACCTCTGGCAACAGCACCACGTCGGTCGACTTCACGACCAACTCTCTCGCCAACACGACCAACAACGTCGCGCTTGGCGTGAACCATGTGAAGGCCATTGTGGACTGGATGAAGGAGCGCAATATCCCTGCGTTCCTGAACGACGACTACGTGTGCATTTCGCACCCGACCACCTTCCGCAGCTTCAAGAACACCCTCGAGACGGTGCGGCAGTACACGGAAACTGGCCTTGCCCAGATCTTCCGCGGCGAACTCGGCAAGTACGAGGACACGCGGTTTGTCGAGCAGAACCAGATCCCGAAGGGCGGCGCGAATGACTCCACGACGTTCGATCCGTGGACCAACACGGCGGACAACTGGAACAACAACCTCTCGTCCTGGGCGTTCTTCTGCGGCGGCGATCTCATCACCGAGGCGCCCGTCGTCCCCGAGGAAATACGCGCGAAAATCCCAGGGGATTACGGACGCTCGCGCGCTATCGCCTGGTTAAACTGAGATCGGCCAGGCGTTAAAATCGGGAGAATTGCTGGAATATCCTTAGAGCCTCAATCGCTACAACGTGGCCCGCAAGGGCGAGCGTGAACGCCAAAAAGATTGAGGATTGGACAATCAGCAGCCGAGCCCCTTGCAAGAGGGGAAGGTTCAACGACCAGAGCTACGGCTCGTAGAGGCAAGCGCCTCGAAGCACCCGACCCGCAAATGCGGTGAAGATATGGTCTTGTCTCACGGGAAACCGTGAGCTGCGAACTGGACACATCGAGCGACTATGGTATTATAACCACCATGATCGACGATGATCTGAAACAGAGGTTTTGGGCTAAGGTTGCCAAGAAAGGCCAGCATGATTGCTGGCTCTGGACGGCAAGTACGGCAGGGAAAGGCTACGGGCAGATTAAAGCGCCCGGCGAAAGGCGACAGATCTATTCACATCGCCTTGCCTATGAACTGCATTGCGGCCCGATACCGAAAGGCAAAAAGGTTCTGCATCGTTGCGATACGCCTCGATGCTGCAATCCTGCTCATCTGTTTCTAGGCGACTCTGGCGACAACGCCAAAGACATGGCCCGAAAGGGCCGCCATCTATACGGCGAGCGCAACGCAAAACACGTTCTGACCGAAAAGAAAGTGCATCGCATTTTCGATCTGGCGCAGAAAGGTGAAGTGCAGGCGAGCATTGCTCGAAAGCTCGTCGTCGGTCCTATGACCGTTTCCCGCATCTTGCGCGGCGAAAGATGGCGCCACGTCTGGTTGACGCGGCGATAGGTTAGCGCCTTATCGCGAAAATCTCCGACTATCTCGGCGGCTACGCCCTTGTGTACGACGACGCTCCGAACGCTCGCATCGTCATGTGGGACAGCGCGGCGTAATCGCGTTTCCAGCTTCACGAACAATCATCCGGCGCGCGTGACTGCGCGCCGGTCCTGAAACTTCATGCAGAAGGAGCGCACAATGCGCTACGACAAGACGCCTACCAAGTACACGTTCCCGTCGACGAGCTTTGCTTCTACGTCGACGCTGGAACTCCGCGGCCCCGTTGGAAAGCGCGGGCGCGTCGTGAACTACGGCGTGGAAAATCCCACCGTCACTTTCACGGCCGTTACGACGCCTGCCTTCATGGGCATCGGCGTTTCCGGTTCGCTGCAAGCCTATGGGAACAACTTTTCCCTGGGCACGACAGCAGCCGATCAGGGCGCAAAGCATGTGATGGGCGATCACCCTCGCGGGTCGACCGGCTATCACAACCTCATCCCCGAAACTGCGGTCATTCCCGCGAACACTCTCGTTCTCGTGACCTGCACGGCTCCCACCGGCGGCACTCCCGCCGGCGTCGGAACGCCGTTCGTCGAGATCATCTGGCAGGACTAAGCGCGCACGCGCGCTTGGTCGCAACTCAAGAGGGCTTCGAGTCATGGACTCCAACCGCATCACGAAAACCCCTCCGCTCAATCCGATGAGTAAGGCGACTTACCCGGAGGACAAGGCGAAGGGCGAGGGCGACATGGCTCATTGTGGCTACGAAGTCCTCGACCGCAGCAAGGCTCGCTCGCGGTTCAACGCCGACCGGGAAGGCATGTCCTCCCCGGTCTATCCGCAACCTCGCGTCTTTAACGACGATTACTGAGGAGCAACAGCAATGAGCAATGGCATGGGCGGTCGCGGCCTCAAGGCGACGACTGCTGGCATGAACGACGGCCGCGAAACGTGGTCGATCGGCAAGGGCCAGCGCATGAGCCAGGACTTCGGCAAGGATCACTCGTCCGTCGCCGGTCCCAACGAGCGCATGACCCCGATGGGCGGCGGCGTGACCAACCTCTCGCACTCGCTCAACGGCGCCACGGCCCACAAGGGGCCGAACAAGGGCGGCCGCATGGTCCCCGACAAGTAATCGGAACACGACGACACACCGGGCGGCGCAAGCCGCCCGGCTTCGCGCCACTCGAACGCCAGAGAGAAAATCATGGCAAGTCTGAAACTCGACAAAAGCCGCCAGTACGGAGATTCGTTCCCCGGCGAAATATGCCCGACGACCGGCAAGCGCGGCGTGTTCACGCAGGACGGCTATTACTTCGACAACAACGGCAACGTCCTGCCCGATCTGCTTGGCAAGGACGACAAGGAACGCCTCGCTATTCGCGAAAAGCAGATGGACGCCGAACGCAAGGCGACGGACGTTTTGCGCAAGGCGCTCGTCGACGCCGGGCTCGATCCCGACGACGTGGAAATCAAGACCGTCCCCAAGGATCTGACCGCACAGGTGGCCGACGAGGACGAGACGGTTGACCTGCGCGCATGGTTCCGCCGCGAGCGCGTCTATCCGTGGTTCAAGGTCCGCAAGCAACTCAAGGATGACTACAAGTTTCTCGCCAGCAACGCCGAGGCGGGACGCGAATTCCTTGAAGAACGCTTTGGCGAACAGCAGTAACGGACAGGCGGCGCGACGATGGACTACACCACCCTCATTGCCGACAAGAACACCGACGGCTCTATCAAGAGCTGGATCAGCTACGGCAAGGTGCCCTCGACGGTCATCCTTGAGGAAGCGCAGACGGAACTCTATCGGCGGCTTCGCACGCGCGAAATGCGCGTAACCGTCGATGTGCCGCTTGCGCTGGGAGCGAACACCGCCGCGCTGCCTGCCCGATACATCGACCCGATCTACATGCGGCTGCGAAACGAGAACTACTATCTCAAGCACAAGCCGCAGCACGACCTCGAAGGCCACATGATCTGGGATTCCGGGCTCAACAATTGGGCCACGGGGCTTCCAAGCTTCTTCTCGGTTTACAACGAAATCATCAACTTCGACATGCGCGCGGATCAAGCCTACGCGCTGCGCTTTTCGTTCTACCGCCAGCCCGAACTTCTCGGGCCGACCGTGCAGACGAACTTCCTCACCGAACGCTATCCGCGACTCCTGCGCGCCTCATGCCTTCGCGCGGCGGCTGAATTCATGGAGTCGACGGAAAAGAAACGGGAGTACGAGGCCGACGTGGCCCGGATACTCGCTGAAATCGACATTATGGACGAAATGTCGATGACGGGCCTCGATCCTGACTTGGAGATCTCGAATGTCTGAAACAACTTCAAGTCTCATCCAGCTTTTGTTGATGGCGACCGGCGGTCGCAACAACGATTGGGGCACGCAGGCGAACGCCAACTTCACCAAGATCGAAACGGCTATCGCCGGGCGGCTGGCGCTTGCGTCCACCGGCGGGACGGTCGTTCTGACCGACGACCAGGCGCGCAACGCCTTCATAGATTGCAGCGGCATACTTGCGTCGAACCGGATTATCGAAGTTCCCAACCGGGCAAAGACGTGGAGCGTCCGCAACGGCCATACACTCGGCGCGTTCACGCTGACCATGAAAACGGCCTCCGGCTCGGCCATTACGATTCCGCTGGGAACGCATATTGTCACATGCGACGGATCGAACGTCCTGTATCGCGTAGCTTCGCAGCCGATCGCCAATGGCGACATGGCGACGATGGCGAGCAACACGGTCAAGGGCAACAACACCGGCAGCCCGGCTACGCCCATAGACCTGACGATGACGCAGCTCGTCACAATGCTGGCGGCGGCGGGCCTTGCGGGAACTGTCACCGGAGAAATCAAGGAGTGGGGCGGCTCTATTGCCTCGATCCCGGCCGGCTATCTGTTCTGCAACGGCGCGGCTGTTTCGCGCACGACCTACGCGGCGCTTTTTGCCGCCATTGGAACGGTTCACGGCGTAGGCGACGGATCGACCACCTTTAACCTGCCAGATCATCGCAATATTTTTGGGATCGGCGCGCACTCTGACGTTTCCGGCGTTCCCAACACGACTGTTACAGGCGGCAACACTGTCACTGGTGGCACCAAGGACGCTGTAGTTGTCGATCATACGCACACGGCGAACGTCACCGATCCGGGCCACACTCACACAACGCCAGTCGTCGGCACAGGCGCCGGAACGACGCTTTCAGATCAGGAACGCTCATCGCCAGTCGGCAGCGTCACGTCCAGCTCGTCAACAACCGGAATTTCAGTTGGCATTGCAGCAACCGGCGTCAGCGGCACGAACCAGAACTTGCCGCCGTACCGCGCCCGCGTTTACATGATTAAAACCTGACATCGGGCGGTAGCTCATGAGCCAGCCGATCCCCATCAACTTGCCGCCGGGCGTCATCAAGGGCGAGTCCCTGATCGCATCGGGCAATCGCTTCACCGACTCGAACAACGTCAGGTGGGCGAACCGGCGCCCGCAGAAAATCGGCGGCAACGTCGCCCTCACGTCAACGCCCGTCACCGGAAAGGTCCGGGGCGTCCACGCATGGGGCGATGGCACAGGAGCCCAGCAGCTTATTGGAGCCGGGACCGCGTTCGGCTTGTACGCAATCTCCAACCGGGACTTCGCGCCGGTCGACATTACGCCCTACGAGTCGATCCGCACCGCCGGCAGCAATCCGCTTGCGACCACCAGCGGCTCACCGACCGTCACCGTTACGCTTTCCGGCCACGGCGCCACCATCGGCCGTCTGGTCAACTTTTCGGGAGCCACGGCCGTTGCCGGGCTGACGATCAACGGCAACTATACCGTCGTCGACACGCCAACCGCAGATACGTTCACGATCACGGCAGGCAGCAACGCTAGCTCCACGACGACCGGCGGCGGCGCGGCCGTCGTTATCAGCATCGAGCTTGCCGACGGCGAGGAAAACATATCGGCCGGTTTCGGCTGGGGCGTCGGCGGCTGGGGCGAGGGAACTTGGGGAACGCCGCGCCCGGTTTCGGACGTTATCAACTATCCGCGCTCATGGGCCCTCGACAACTTCGGCAAGCTGCTCCTGGCGAACCCGGTGGACCGCGGGCTTTACTCTTGGGATCCGACCGCCGCCCCGGTAGGTCGCGCCATCGTCGTGCCCAACGCCCCGACGCAATGCCGGTTCATGTTCGTGACCTCCGAGCGCACCGTGGTCCTGCTTGGCACGAATTCGGAAGGCTCGCTTGACCGGATGCTCATGCATTGGTCCGGGCAGGGGACGTTCGACGATTGGAATACGCTCGCGGTGGCCTCGACGGCAGGCGGTCGCCCGTCGGGAACCCGGCGGCTGACGGTCGGCACCACAATCGTCGCAGGCTGCGACCTCGGATCGCTTCTCAACCTCGTGTGGACCGACGCCGCGCTCTACCTCAATCAGTTCACCGGCAACCAATTCACCTACCAGACGCGCAAGGTGGGCGACAATTGCGGGCTTCTCGGGCCTGACGCCTTCTGCACCATCGGCGGCGCCGCCTACTGGATCGGCAACAACACGTTCTGGATGTTCAACGGCTCGGTGTCCCGTATGCCGAACCAGGACGACATAGGCGAGTGGCTGTTCAAGCAACTGCGGCTTTACTACACGATCAAGACAATCGTTTGGCACAACGCCCGCTTCAACGAAATCTGGTTTGGCCTGTGCCTCAACGGCGACGTGGAGCCGTCCACGGCAGCCGTGTTCATGATGGAATCGCAGCGGTGGTTCATCTGCAAGATTGACCGGACGGCCGCAACGCAGTTTCAGGGCGACGATACGCGCCCGATCCTCGCTGGGCTCGATGGCCTGTTCTATCGCCACGACGTTGGCGTGGACAACAATGGCGCGGCGCTCGCCTGGTATCTCGAAACCTCGATCCTCGAAATCGAGAACGGCAACCAGATCTACACCGTCTATGGCTTCATCCCCGACATGCAGCGCCAGACCGGCGACATTGACGTGACGCTCACGGGCTACGAGCGGTCGAACGCGAACGCCGCGCCGATTGACACCGAGACAAATACGGCAACGCCCGACGATGGGTCGGTCGATTTTCGGACAACGGCCCGCATGGTCAAGATGCGTCTGGAAGGAACCGGCGTCG